ATACATCTAATATAGATGTCTTACCACTTGCAGCGTTTGTTTGTCCTGTCATTTATTCCGCCGCCGTTTTTGTGTATTCTTTAATTACGACATTTCCGCTTTCGTCGATAACTTCACAAAGCGAATATGTCACATTTGTATTTGCAAGAGCTGAAGCTCTGGTCTGATGATATACCATCAACGCTTCTTCTCTTGTGTCTTTTTCTGTGATAGCTTTTGCGATTGCTCCATTGTTGACGCTTGTTGCTTCGATTACAAAATATTTCATTTTTTTTGCTCCTTATATATTTTTTTATGCACTCAATGGAGTGCAAATAATAACCGGAATTGTTATGTCTGCCGCCGGAACTTCACTTGCATAAATAATAACTTTGTCTGTGTCTGTGTCTGCAACCGGCGCAAAAATGCCGCTTGTGGCATCTGCAAGGCTAAAACGAACATCGGGCGAATAATTACTATCTACACCCGGCATAGATATTTCTGCTTTATAGCCATAATCTGTGTATGTTGAATCAACAACAAAATCTGCAACAGCAACAGCAACATTAGAAGCTGTTAGAGCGTCGTCAAGCTGTCTTTCAAACTGCCATGTTGTGCCGTCGTATACAAGGCGGTACAAGCTCATAGCATTAAGCGTGTGACTTGTTGCGCCTATTAAAACGGTTGCGCTGCCGCTTGAAAACGTCGTGATAATTTTCAGCTCGCAACCTGTGAAAGAAGCCGAAACCATTGTCAATGTGATTGACGCTGTATCAATTTCAATCAAGCCGTTCCGCTCGATATTGTCAGAAAAAGAAGAATTCTCACTAATTGTAAGCGGTCTCTGGTCTAGCCACGGCTTCGCGATATTCTGACAGCCTTCGCCGGTTGTCAAGCCGACATTTGCAGCTTTTTTTGTGCCAAACGGCGGAGTATAAGTTTCAAGCCCCGGAAACTTTACAGAATCTAAAGTCAAATCTAAAATCATGCTTTCTATCCTTTGTTTTTATAGTTATTCGCTGATTAATTCATGCTCCCGCAGAATTGAATCAACAGCATCTTTGAAATTTGGAGTGTCAAAAAGGTTTGTCTTGACTTTGTTCACATCATGTGCCGACAAGATAAACCAGTTCTGACTTTCGTCAAGCGTGCCAAACGGAATGCGCTTAGTCGTATTAGAAAAGAATGCTTCTTTTGTCAGTGCCGCTGTTGTATCAATCAGCAATTCGTCAAGCATAAAGCTATTCTTGTTTTCAGAAAGATTGACACCCAACGCCCCGGAAAACTCGGCGCGGTTAAAACAAGTGCTTGTATGCTCAATGCAGACACATACTTTTTCATCGTCTGCAATAATGCCGAAGTGCATCCAGGTATTAGCAAGCATTTCAACGCCGGCATCTTCAAGCGTAATCCTGTCAACTATGTTGTTATTTACAAGGTGCTGAATTTCTTCATAAGCGCCGCGCGGTTCATTGAATTCACATGTGCGCGTCCATATATTGTCAAGATTAGCATAAAAACCGCCCTCGTCGATTTCGAGCAAATCAAAAACTTCGCCCTCGTCTGTGTCGCGCTTTGCATAATAGTTCCATTCATTATGGAACGGCTCGTCCGGCTCGCGGTTGTCGAACATTTCATGTGCAGAATCAAACATCGGGCAGACACCTTCTGCATCTGCATACATCGGGCAAATTGTATGATATGTAAGCTGATAAAACAAACGGCTCATTGTCATTTCTTCAAACATCGGGCAAACGCCGTCCTCAAGCTCATATAAATAGCATTCGCCGTTAGCCTGTATCAATCTTACCTTTTCATTTGGGGTGCCGACGTTAAACAAAATCTGGTTTTCAACAAATATGTATTGAATCCAAAAATCTACAGTGTAATGTGTTGCAGCTCCCGCGTTAAAGCTCAAGGCATACTGCCCATATAAGGCGCGCCCGACTGTTGCATAAGGTGAAATAGAAAGTATTGCCGGTGTGCAGTCTAAATCGTCGCTTGAATCATCTGCACCAACCAGTAAATGTTCGCCGTCTTCTGCGTCTGTAATTACTAAGCCGTTAACGCCATGCTGATCCAGTAAGTTTTCATCAAAATGGAAAACTCTTGCATTTGCGCTCGGCATGGCTGCACCAATATCGAACCCCGCCAAACGGCGCCCGCTCATGCTCTGGTTTGTAAAGAATACGTTTTTATCGCTGAAAAACTGGCTTGAAAAATGTCCGTTTGTATGGCTGTATGCAATGTTTTTCCATTCGCTTTCTGTTGTTTCTCTGTGCTGAAAGAATGTGCCTTTTGGCGTTATCTTTGTACGGTCAAGGGCGCTGTTGTTTGTCTGGACTATAAGCTCGCCGTTAATGTTTGAAGCGGTTGCGCTTAATTCAAAAGCACCTACAACAAACTTAATGTTATAGTCTGTAATCTGTCCATTTACGACAATCGGCTCTACTTGCAAGTACTGGTTTTCGCCGCCGACACGGAATGCGCCTTCATAGTGCTGATGGGAATAATCGTCTACAAAAGTCGACAAATCCCAAAAGTTAAGATTGCGGCCAAAAGCGCCTTGAAAGATTGTGCCGACATTTGCAGACAGTGCCGACAACTGCGAAATATAGCTTTGTTTGACGGTTTCATTTGCCTTTACAATATCGCGGATTGATGTACATAGCGCCGTTGCTGTAACTTCAACAGCTTGAGAAGTTGACGCTTCTGTATAGCAGATAATGCGGAAGCTAAAGGCAGTATCAAACATGTTGTCGGGCTGCCCTTTTAGCGGCATTGTCTGTGAATAAATCTCATCGCTTTCGGCGTAGCCGTGATTATTTTCTACTTTGTAGTTTAATTCATTAGAATTACCTGTAACCGGGTAAGGGTTCCCGCTCGTGTTCGGCTTAAACCATTCGCTGTCTATATCCGGGCGCTTAACCTGGACTTTATAACGGATAGTGCCGTAAACTGTCTTATTGTCTCCGCGCGGCTGTGGAGACATTATCAATGTGATTGTTCTATCTGAAACGCGGGTTAAAACGCTCGGGCTTGTTAATAACCATGTGCCGTAGCCGGCGGTATTAATTCCGCTGTAGCCGTAGTTTTCTGAATATTCGCCGTAAATGTTTTTGGCTTTTGCTCTTACGCTCCATGTCGCAAGCTCTGAAGCTTCTATAAATCCGTCCGTCTGTCTGTCAAAAGTATAAGTTGCAACAAGCCCTGTGCCGGGGACGCTTTCCCATTCTGCATTTTCACCGCGCTGTATCTCGTATTCAACATGGTCTATTGAATTGCGCAAGCCTAAAGTAAACGCACCGCAAGAAATTTCTATAGTGTCTCGGTTTGCAATTGCTGAAATGTTTGCAACCGTGTCCGGCGCGCCTACTGTCTTTGAGCCGTCTATAAGTGTAGCTGATAACTCATTCACAAGGTCTATTGCATCGCTTGGCGGCTGTATCTGCTGCGGGGGTGTCCGGGGCTGTGTCAGATTCGGCGTATAAGCCGGAATTGTGCCGGGGTTGTATATGGCTTCATTATAATTGACACATGTCATTTTGTAGCCGTTCTTTGTCGGCTCTAATGACATAATCAGAAACGGCGTAGTAATTTTATTAAAAGCGCCGTTATCAAGATAACCATATGAAAGAACATCGCCCGCATGGGGAATAGCTGAAGCATTTAACGGTATCGGCTCAACAAAAAGAATTTCGGTGTTTCTGCCGTCTGCCTGTGCTGTGTATGCTTTTGCAAGCGGGGTGCAATAGTCTTCGCCGACTGCATTAATAACAACGCCGAAACCGTTTTCATCTGTTGAATCGTATTCTATCGGCTCGTAGAGTTCAAGCCCGATGATATTTGCCCCGGAAACAACAACGGCTTTTATCTCGGCATGTCCTAAACCTATTTTCAGCTCATTATTCTGAACCAATATTTTTGAAAACGGCGTAAAATATACGCCCTCTTTTCCGCATTCAATTGTAACCTGTGTCGGTCTTAATTCCGCTGTAGCCATTAAGCGCCGGGCATTTTTTACAACATGCTCATGCGTGGTTATGCCTTTTAAGTTCATTTCACGCAAGATGCTGTCGGCGTTCCGCGTTCTGCCGTCTTTCATAACCAGGTAAGTGTCTTCAGCAAAATCGGCTTCCCGGTTGATGTATGTCATTTTGATGCCGTCTGTGTCGCGGGCAAACTCTTTTGTATATTCTATGTTTATTATGTTCTGGCTGTTGAAAAGCGCAACGGCGTTAGGCTTGTATGTATCGATTGCGACGGCGATTTTACCGTAAATATTCTGGTAAAGCATACAGTCGCAAACATTGGCTATATCTTGCAGCAAACTTTGCTTTGTCTGCCCCTCTGTCAGCACCATATCAATTCTATAGTGTTGCTGTTCGCAATATTCATAGAGTTCTGCAAAAGAAGCAAAATCTATTTCATCATCGTCGGTCTGGCTCGGTTTATGGCTTTCTGAAGTCATAACCTCGATAAACCATGCCGCCGGGTTTGATGTTGGGACTTTGTCTTCTGTCCATTCGCCGCTTTCACTGTCATAAATGCGGGCGACACCTGTTGAGATAAAATTGATTTTTTTTAGTTTGTCTTCGTTATTTTCTGTCGAGCGTATGCGTAAGCCTATGAGCGTGCTCTGCGCCGCTTCATGCTCGGCGATAACTTTTTCTTCTACAAAATCCTCGGTTGACAAGTCAGCGTTATAAACGCGGCTCTGCACCCATTCGACATAACAATCATCATAAACGGAGCCGTCATAGGCGTTAGTGTCACATTCTACTTTGATTAAAATGGGGTCTGTCAAATCTTTTACGGCTTCAAACGCAAAATCAATGTGAGCTACAAAGCGCAACTGGTTCAAAGTCTTGCGCTCAAACTCATTTGACAGTGTGCCGTTTTGGTTGAATGCAAACGGCGTCCAGGTGGTGCCGTTATCAAGTGAATAGCTCGGAATAACTACAACTTTTCGCGGGCGTTTATAGCCTTCGTCTGTGTATGCCATTAAGCCGTTAAAAAGAATTTCTACATCGGCGGCAAATGTCTTTTTTTCAAGAGTGAAAATTAACGGCTGATAGTTTTCAGCGTCTTTCTTTAATAAGTTGCTGTTTGTCTGTTGCTCGACAATCTTATAGTTTAAAACATCAATTTCAAACGGCTGCCCATCCTGTGCAATTTCGATCTTGCTTGCTTCATCATAAAATACTGAAGTCTCGTCAAAATCATAAATACCTTCTTGCGGGGTATTGTCGGAAAAGGTTTTCAAAACTACATCGTCACAAAATATTTTTCGTATCACCTGTTTGTTAAAACCGCCTTCAAGCACTACATTATAAAACTGGTCTTGTCCGTCTGTGCCGGATATTGTCGAAAAGCCCTTATAGTTGTTGCCGCCGGCGTTCATAATGTACGGCGTGAATAAGTTTTCTCCGATAAAATAAGGCTGTGTTTTAGAAGTTGCAACGCTGTTTTGTGCGCCTTTCAAATATGGGCGATTCTGTACTTCGTCTTTTTCGTCTGTGGTGTCTTTTGTCTTTTTCTGTGCCGCCTTTTTCTTCATGTAAAGGGCTACACCGACAACAACAGCAACAACGATAGCAACTACTATCAGCGCAACCAAAGCAGCGGTTGCACCCGCCGGGGTGTCTCTAATAATGATATGATCTGTATTTGAAATTATGTGGTTTTCGTCTTTTTTCTTGCCGTCAACTAAAATGATTTTATGTGAAAAATCTTCGTCTGGCAGATTCTCTTTTATAGTCTTTCCTACTTCAAGCCAAACAGTAGAAGCGGAATCAGACATATCTTTATATAAAAGTGCGTTTATTTTCATTCTTCGATAACCTCATAAAACTTTGCATCTGTAACAGCAAAAACCGGCGTAATTCTGACACCGTCATATGTCATATGCAGCATATGCACATCATTCAGCATGTAACCGGCGTGCATGTGCTTATTGTAGTAACACTGGACTAGAGCACCTTTCCGGGGCTTCTCTATCTGTTTTATGTTCACATGCAATGCGGCTGCATCTACAAACTCGCTTTCGCATTTTGTTGTTTCATAGATAACATCGTTTAAGGGGGTGCCGGCTCGCTTGCAGCACTCAATTATTAAACCGTAACAGTCAAGCCCCTTTTTCGGGTCTCTGCCAAAGTCTGCATACTGGCATTCGAGCAGATCTTCATAAACAAAATCAGCGGGTTTCATGCGTTCCCCCTGTTGTTTGAAGCGTTCCATATTAAAGCCGGAAATGTCATTTCTAGCCGGTCGTCTTTTGAAAAGCTGAATTTTGCTTTGCCGCGGTTTGCTGTTAATGTGCCGTATGAATGGTGATAACGTGAATACGGCGTAACCTCTCCGCGTTCGTTAATAACGCCGACAACATCAAGCTTTATCTGTTTGAAGCTTTCTGCTAAGTCTATTATATTGTTTCCGATATACGAAATTTCTAAGCTGCCGCCGCCTGTATAGCCCGATTCTGCGTTATTCGGCTTGTACTCAAACGCGCCGCCGGTGTATGTCTCATCGTTGTATTCTACATCTGTATTATTATTTACAAAGCGCATAACGATTGTATCATCCGGGCTTGAAAGTTTGATTAACCAATGCAGACAATAGCCGCCGTTGCGCTGAATAAGTTTTTCAAAGTTTGCATTCATACATCTTTTATAGTTAAAAAAACGTGTATCATTAAATGATACACCATAAACGAAAAAAGAAAACCCGCAAGCCTCTGCCAAAACTTGCGGGTTCTCCATGTGAAAAAAATGAATACCTTAATGGATTGCTTATATATTAACAGTGTGTTTTTTATCTGTCAAATATTAAAGCTTACATTTCAATCACTGAAAAAGATATTTCTTTAAACTTCTGCCCTCTTGCGCTCGGTGTGTCGGTAAACTTATATTCTGCGTTTCCGTTGTGCGTTATCAGATTCGGGAATGCAAAAGACTGAGAACCCGACAAACACACGTTTTCATACCATGCAAGAAATTTCTTATATTCTGAATTTTCTCCTACGTCCTCAAGCCTTAAATTAAAAGAAAACTCTTTTTTTGGGCTTGAGTTTTTCAAATATGTGCGTTCTTTTCCGCTGTCGAATTGGATTTTAACCAGGTTGTCTTCATATTCTGTTGACATGCCATAGGCTTTCTGGTTTACGTCTTGCGGCCATGCTACCATGATATTTACTCCTATTTAAGCCCGATTTTTACAGCAATAAAGCCGATAAGGATAGTCAGAAAACAGCCCATAGCCATCGCAAGCCATTTTAAGGCAGTGTCGCCCGGTCTGCGTTCAAGGGCTTCAACCCGCGCGGCTAATGTCTTCACCTGGTCTTGTACTTCTTTGAGCTTATATTCTGAAAGTTTAGTATTTGAAGTCAGCTTCATTAACTCGTCGATTTTGCCTTCGATATCGTCCAGGCGTTTTTCTATCAATTCTTCGTTAATCATGCCGGCCCCCTTAATTTGTATATCTAACGCCGTTTGCGGTTGTCTCGGCTTGTTTCATCTCGCTGTTGTAGACACCCGCCGCCATGTCTTTTTTCACTTGCTTAGTTATCATTATGCGTATGTCGTCTTGTGTGACTTCTGTGTCTGTGTTTGTTGAATCGGCTGCATAATTATAGATTTTTATGTCACCGGTAAAACCGCCGCGCCCTAAGTTGTTCGAGTTTATTGCGTCAAACATGTTTTTTTGTTGCTGTGCGTTTAGAACCATTTCGCCCTCTCGCAAGCCGACTGAAGCGCGCACGTTATCGCCGCCCATTGTTGCGCCGCCGAAACCGCCGACAACGCCGCCCGCCGCAAATCCACTCGGGGGAACTGGTTTATTTCCGATAACGGCCGCAAGCTGTGCCGCACCTGCCGCGGCAACTAATACGGCATTAATCCAGCCGCCTTCTTTAAATGCTTTGATTGTAGCACTTGCCAAATCGGCGGCCGCCTGTACACATTGCGCCGTCCATTCCCAAAGTCTTATTTTATATTCTTCTTCAGCGGCTTCTTTTTCAATCTGCTTTTTCTTTTCTTCGTATTCCTCAAGGCTGATTAATCCGTTTTCGTACTGTTCCTCAAGGGCGTTGAGCTGTTCTTCTTTTTCTGCCTGTACGAACTGCATGGCAACATTTGCCCATGCCTGGACGGCGTTTGTAAAACCGCTTGTTAATTGCTGAACTTTCCCCATTGTGCTTTCAAGCTTTGCCATGCGCTGGTCTTCCGTAGACTGTGCAAGCTCGACGGCGGTTTCGCTTTCTTGTCTAAGGGCTTCTTCTCTTTGCTTGCAAAGCTCGGCATGTGCCGCCGTGTATTCTTCTTCAAGCCGTTGGCGCTCTTCTACGCTCTTTTGTTCCCACATTATGGAGTTGTCTGTCAGCTCGCTCCATTGCTGCTCCATCTGGTCTATTTGCTGGCTTAATATTTCTGACGGCTTCAAAGTGGTTTCAAAGATTTTGTTTACATCTTTTGCAAAGTCTTGATACTTTTGCTCATACTCGGCAAGCGTCTTTTCAAGTTCTTCAGTTTGCGCCACTTCATCGAAGTTTTGCTGAATGTCTGCCATGATTTCAAGGGCTTTGCCCTTTGTGCCGCTGATTGTGCCGTCTGCTTTTTCGAGCATCTGAAACCACGCATTCAGCTTTGTTGTCGCCATTTCTTGCGCTTCGGCTTCTTTGCTGATTTCTTCCCCGGCCTGTCTGCGCCATTCAATTTCAGCCTGTTTTTTTGCGATAGTTTCATCATACTGCTTGTATGCTTCTGCGGCCTTTTCGTCGGCGGTCTTTTCGCGCTTCTTTGTTTCCGCGATCTGCCTGTCAGCCTGTGCGTTCTTTGCTTTTTGCTCGGCTTCTTTCTGCTCGGCGGCCTGTACGCGCTGCCTATAATTCAGCTCTTGTTTTGTCAACAAGAGCGCGTTAGATTCTTCCTGTGAAATGTCTTTGCGGCTTTCAAGAATTGATTTTAAGATTTCAAGGTCTTGCGTTTCCATCTGCGCAACACCGTATTTTGAATCACCGTCAATGTCTGAAACATAGCGCTCATTCGCTTTTTGTACCCATGAATCAAGCCCCATTTTCATGCCGATTTTAGTTAAGGCTGTTTCAAGCTTGCCGATTGTTTCAATTCCGTTTTGATAAAAGCTTTTCCATAAATTGTTCCATTGGTCTTGCGCTGGCTTTGTGAATTTGCCGATTGCTTCCGCAAAATCGCCCTGCGCGTTTTTCATCTGCTCATAGCTTCCGGTTGCGTTTGCGACTTCTTCGGCCATGCCTTTGTATTTTTCTGCAACGATTTCGACTGCTTTCCCTTGTGCAAGCTCTTCTTTTGTAAGCGCCTGTAATTCTGGCAAAGTCTTGGCTAATTGTCCGGTTGTTCCGGCGTATGTTTTATTAAGAGTGCTTACAGCCTGGTCTAAGCTCATAACGCCGCTTGCTGACATATCAAGAGCAGCGCGCATTACGTCTTGTATTTCTGCTTCAGTGCGTCCGGCGGCTGCAAGCTCTGCCATAAGCGGCAAGAGTTCTTCATCGCCTACGGTTGATATATTCTGCAATTCCCCTGCAAAAGCTTTTAAGCGTGTAACGCTCACATTTGATAAATACGGGTTGTTTTGCGCCGCTATTTCAAGCTGTTTTTCTGCCTTTGCCTGATTTTTATACGCCGCCGTGCATTCGTCCATTGCAGACTTTACGGCTTTAAGTGTGCCGATTGCCGCCGAAAGTGAAGCGGTTACGCCTGTAAAGGCTTGACCGATGTTTTTTATGCCTTTAACTGTGCTGCTGTTGCCTAATTTATTTATTTGTGAAGCTACTTTGTTTAAGCCGGTTTCGGCTTCTTTTGTGTCTGCTCCGATTTTGATAGTTGCTTTCTTTGCCATACTTTTTATAGTTATGGCTTTTTTGCGTAGCTCGGTTTTTAGTTTTGATATACAACTATTCAAAACGCTGCGCAAATAAATATTTTATAAGCTGTTGAAATGGTCTAAAATTGCTTTTTCTTCGTCTGTGGCGGGTTCGTCTATGCGCCATGCTTCGTGCATCTTGCGCATATAGTCTTTGTATGTTGATTTATCGTTCGGGTTGTGTGCGCGGAAACTTAAAACTTCGTTAAACTTTGTATCTTTTAGGCAAAAGAAAAGCGCCTGAAATTTCCACCAATGCAATGGTGTTTCAAGCAAATCAATGTTGTATTGCTGCATAAACGCCGCATAAATTAAATCAGCGTCAAGGGCATAATCCATTGCTTTTCCGTCTGGCTGGCTGTCGTCTGCCGCTCTTGGCAGTTCGTGTTTATCGAGATAAAAATTAAAAAGCTCCCGGAATCCGTCAAGGCGTTTTTCGGGCTTTTCGTCGATATAGATAAAATCAAAATCTTGCACTGTTTTGCTTTTATCATTTATCTGTTTTGAGAAATTAATCCAGTAAGTAAAATCCGTATGAATGCGGTATGTTTTGCCGTCAACCTCAACGGCATCGGGCAAAACATGTTTTGTCAAGTCAAGCATTAGCTGATTGTAACGGTTGCCGCTGTTGCCGCTTCGGTTACATAAGCCGCGCCGACGGCGGTGTTTTTCTTTGCTGCAACGGCAAAAGCCGCATCATTCAAAACGCTGAAAACAGCTTCGCCGTTTTCGTCTGTTTCTTTTGTTACGCCGTTAATTGTAACGCTTGCGCCCTCAACTGGGTCTGAACCGGAATCTTCGACGGTTACGGTTAAGCTGATTTCAGCCGCGCCGCTTGTCTCTGTGAATGCCGGTACACCGTCCGAAACTGTTGCCGTTCCTTTTTTGGTTGTGCCGCCGAAAAGAATGTCAAATGTGAGCGTTGAATCTACGGCGTTCATTTCAGAGATTGAAATAACGCATTCAGACTTCCACGCTTTGAAAGTGTTTTCTGCTGTGTCTTCTGCCATAAACACGATTAAAACTTCGGTTTTGGCATCGTCACCGACTGACAGATTGAAAAAGCGCTTGAAAACTTCTTCATAGTCTTCTTCGCCTTTGTACATGGTCAAAGCCTGGTTAATAGTCGGCTTGTATTTGTCCAATTCAGTGGTCGGGCTGGTATCAACTATATAATCATAATCCTTCGTCTCCGGATTTAAAGCCAAAGACAAAGCCGTTGATTTTTTAATTCTAAACCACTCCGGGGTCTGGGGTGTGCCTTTATTCAGATACAAAGCAATCAAATGCTTTTTGATAATTCCCTGCATGCTCTATTCTCCTATACAGATTTATTTACTTGTATAGTTATTTCGCAAGCTGTCGCTTGATTGTCGATAATTCCGGCGTCAAGATAGTATTCAATGCTTGTTATTGCATAATCATCGCAACAGCCGTTTAGAGAATTGTCTGAAAAACAAAGATTCTTGAACCCTTCGGCATAGCGCATCATCTGGCGCATGAGTGTTTCGCTTTTGTAGCCGCGGCAAATAAAGGTTGCCACGATCTGGTATTGCGCCGATGAGCCTTCAATGTATTCGTCTTCGGGTGTCTGGTTTTCTGGAATTAAAGACACAAGCACTTTTGATTTATTTTTTAATAAATCGACGTAGCCGATAAAAACGTCTGTCGGCGCGTTCATCGGTGTTGCTTCGTCTGCAAGGTCTGTAAAAAAATTGGGATTGTGCAAGATAAAATCTTTTAAGCCGTCCAGTATTTGTTCCATTTTTTCAGCTCCAGTATTTTGTCAATTCTTTATCAATCATCTTGTTAATTTCCGGCACATAAGCCCCGGAGTCTATATACTGATTGCCCGCTTGAATAAATCCGACTGCCTTAATGGGGAAATTCTTAGCGCGTTTTGTTGCGCCGTTATGCCCATAGCTTAAAACGGACGCTTTCGGGAAAATCTTATCGCCGGAATTAAAGGCTTTCGGGTAAATTGTGGCTGTGCCGTCTTTTTTGATTTTATAGCGGTATGCTTTCAAAAGCTCGCCTGTGCGCCGGTGTGTGCCGCTTTTTATTACGGCTTTTATCTGCTTTATTGCGCCGCGTGAAATGACACTCAAAGTTTTGCGCTGAATACTCGGCAAGCTTTTCTGTGTGCCGCTTAAAGCTTTTTCAACTGCTTCAAAATCCGGCTTAATGCTGATAATTGGTACATCTGCCATATTATGCGCTCGGTTTCCGGAAAGTGCTTAATTTTTGCAAATACTTCGTAAAGTCTGCAACATTCAGATATGTGCGTGAAACGCCCGCTTCTCCGCTTGTGTTTACGCCGATGTTTGAGCCTTCTTCAGCCTGAATCAAAGTGGCGATTTCTAAGCATACAAGCTGAAAAACTTTCGGCACTTCAATAACAACAGTTACAACTGAATAAGAATATTCATTTTCTTCAATTAATACCGGGGTAACGCCTTCTGGGATTTCGGCGGGCTTCGTAAGTTCTTCATCTTCAAAAAAGTTTATGCCGTCCTCAGAATAGACAGTGAAGAATTCTTGATGTTCTTTTTCAAACTGCGGGGCGGTTTCTGGGTCATAGCCGACATAATCTTTGATTTTTTGTTGTGCCGTTTCGATGTAAATGTCTGCAAGTTCGGCGTTTGTTTCAACGCCTGAAAACTCCTTCAGCAATGCTTTATCAATCAACATAAACAGCCGCCTTTGAGCTTATAGCAGATTCCGCAAACAAAGCCGGAACGGTTGCTATCTGGTTCGGCATAAAAACGCCGTAAGTGCCGGTGTAAAGCGTCTGAAACTTGACTTTACGTGTTGCGCTGTTTGTCTTTGTTTCTGTTTTTGCTTCTGTTGCCGGTTTGATTGCTTCTGCTTTTGCTTCGGTCTTTGTTTCTGCTTTTTTTGCTTTTGCCATGTTTTCCCCCTTAAAAATAAAAGGCGGACTTAAATCTAAATCCGCCCTGTGTTTGTCAGTCAGTCAAGCCGCTTTACGCTTCGACGATTGCGTAAAGGTCTTTGTCGCTTGTCTGTCTACCGCCGAAGAAGTATTCAGCCTGAATATAGGTGTGAGTGTCGCCTACTTTCTTGATTGCGTTCAAGTTGATTTCACCCGCAACACCGATAGCATAGCGCTCAAGTGGTACACCGACTGCCAAAACTTGGCCGGTTGTCTTTGTGTACGGAGCGTATGGGTCAATACGAACATACACATTCTCAATCATCTTGTCGCGGATAAGACCTTCCTTGTAAATCTTGACATCTTCACCGGTTGTGCTGTCAGAAATTAAATCCTGATATGCGCTCTGAGCGATAACGATTTCGTATTCGTTGTCGAGACCGTTGAGCTTAACGGCAAGGCCGGCAAGGTCTGAAATTTTCAAGGCTGCGTTTGTTGCCGCAAGTGTGGTTACATGACCGCCTGTAGCTGAAACGAAAAGACCTTTCATGTTCTTGCTTGCGCCGTCGCCGCTAATCATGCCTTTGTGCATTTTTCTGCGGAAAACTTTAGCAAATACGTCCGGCAAGATTGTTTCCAAATCAGCAAAGCCCATAATGAGCTGTTCGGCTGTAACCGGCAATACTGAAGCGTAACATTTCGGCTGAATTTCTGTGTAACCGATTTCGGCTGTTGTATCAACTGAAACGTTTGTAGCGCCCTCGGCGTAGCCGTCTGGGTCTGCCGGCGGGGTCAACACGGGAATGATTGTAGAAGCGTTTGAACCGTACATTACTGTAGCTTTGTTCAAGATTTCATCGCGGTTCTGGATTTCTTCGACAATCTTTTTAATCTGATTGATTGTGCCGCCCATTGTGCCAATCTGGATTGAACGAATTTCGCCTTTAGAAAACTTCAAAAGCGTTTCCTTGTCAATCATCGGCATTGCGCGCTCTTCCGGCTGCTCTGGTTTCGGCGCGTCAAGCTGTGCAAGTTCAAGCTTGAGCTTGCGCAACTCTTCTTTTTTGGCTGCAAGGCGTGTTTCTACGTCTGCTCTGTCTTTTGCTGAATCGAGAAATTCATCTGCGATTGTGCGCACTTCTGCCGATACATCGGCGATTTTTGCAAGAAGTTCTTCTCTGTTCATAATAATTGCTCCTTAATCAATTAATGCAAGAGCGTGCAAGCGCAAGCGCTCGCGCTCTTCTTTTGCTTTTGCTTCGGCTTCTGCTTTTTTGGCTTCTTCTTCTTTGCGCTTCTGCTCTTCAATCTCCTGTGAGCGTTTAGCGATAACTCCATCTACTAAACTACGCGCCGAAACTTCCGTGCCATCGTTAGCCGGAATAGAAACGACTGAAACGTCGTAGAGCTTTCCAATCTTGCGGATTGTCCGCAAGTAGATTTCTTTGCCGTCAACGTTTCTGATAAGTTCTTCATCTTCGGTTACTGTGAAACCGAAAGACATTTTAGTTATCAAGCCTTTTTTGATTTCTTCATAAAGCTCGCGGGTTGCTTCTGTGAGTGACAAATCAGCTTCAACAAACAAGCCGTGATTATCTACGCTTAATTTCAAAGTCTGATTGCTTGTGCGTGCAAAAACGCGGCCTTCATGGTCAAACTGCAAAATAACGTCCGACATATCGGCGTCGTTGAAAGCGTCCGGCGCTACTTGCTCTTGGTATTCAAAATCTGCGCTTTTATAGAGCGTGTACGGCTCATTGAATGTTGTAGCGTAACCGCGCACAAGATATTTATTTTCATTGTCGGGCTTATCGTCAACCATAAGCCGCATTTCGCGGTATTGTCTGCCCTGTTTGATTTTCTCTTCAAGTGTTTTATTTGCCATTCTGCAACCTCGCTTTTATAGTTATATTTTCACGAAAGAATTGATTTTCTTGATTATGAAATGCATCTCTTCTTTGCTGATTTTTTTATTTGAATAAAGCCGGTGAGCGGTTTCAACGCTCATGGGATTATCAAAATACTCGCCGATAACTTCTTTCATGTATTGCGGTACAAGGTCTTTTGATACATTCAGAATCTTTTTAACAAAGTATTCATTAGCGCCCCGGAACAAACTAGCCGTGTTTATGTTTGCCGATTTTTGCCGTTCTTCAGTAAAAGCTGAATGAAAAACGCCCATAGCCTGCATCATGCCTGCCGCGTAACGCTTCAACGGCGTTATGTCTGTGTATTGTTCTTTTGTTGTCATGCCCGCGCCGAAAGCGTAGCAATAATATACTTTTTGAGTGAATCTAATAGAATGTGTTTCTGCCAAAGCCAAAAGACACAAGAGCGTGTCTTCCATAAAGGCAATGCGCAAGCCGTGCGGCAATTTTGCATAAATGCGCATCAAAAGCTCGCGCTTGAAAAACTTGTTCCATGTCATATTTCCGGCCGCCCGCCGCCATGAATCGTTGAAAAAATCTGTTTTGCTTGCCGTGTAGCTCATGGGGTAAGCATTTTCACAAGGGTACATTTTTTCAAAGTCCGGGTCCCTTGTGCCGAAATAATTGCAGCAGATTTCTTCTTCATCATAAGGAAAATCTAAAATCGGCAAGATTAAATCATCGCAATCAACTAAGAAGCAATATTCACCGGTTGCCGCTTCAACGGCAAGCCGCCGCCCCTCGAATGGCAATACATTTTCGCCCGCCCGGATTATTTTAACGCCGTCGGCTTCCGGCAAACATTGCGCCGTTGTGTTGTCGGTCACTATAAGCTCATGCTCAATTTTGACGGCTTCTCTTGTCTTTCTCACCCATGTTAGAAAAAGCTCTTTATTGGCATCATAGAACATTGTGCAAATTGAAAGTTTCACTGCTTGTCGTCTCCCTGTGGAATGTGCTGTGTGTCCGGGTCTGTAGGGTCTGTCACATCGCCGCCGGTTGCGTTGCCGCTCTGCGCAATCGTGTTCTTTTGTTTTGCCATGTAAGCGTCTTTAATCTCATTGTTCCACGGCATGAGATTAACCGGCATAAAGTGTGAATCGCCCGCTTCAATCGGTTGCAAGTTTTCTTTTGTGCGCACTTCATCAAGTGACAAAATGCCGTTGTTTATCTGCTTGATGTAAGCATCTATGCGCTGTGAAAGCGATACTTTCAAAACGCCGTTATAGTCAAACTCGAAATAATAGCGTGATTCATCGAGTAAAGAATTAATTGCTTCCTCGAATTGTGTTGCGACTGGTCTAAGCGCAAACTGCAAAAACAACGTGAAGTCCGCTTCAAGGTCTTTTGTCGTTCCTTCGAGCAATGCAAGTGGAATGCCGAAAACCTGTGAAACAAGCTTTTTCTGCTCTTCGCGGTTTTTCGCAAGTTCCTGTGACTGGTTGTCACTTGTGCCCTCAATGCTTGAAAACTCAATACCCTTTTGCTTTATGAGCGGCCGTCCGGCATTTGTCGCGCCCGCGTATTCTTGCTGAAACTTTGACTTTAATTCTGCAAGCTGATCTTCTGTGATTTCGGGGAATGCGCCCGCAATGTCAATAACCGGGCGTTTGCCAACAAAGCCGTTTTGAAAGCTTGCGTTTGCAAATGTTTCAATGCTTGCGGCCGTCTGGAAAACGCTTGAAACTGCGTCAAAGATTGAACCGCCGCCGGTGAGCGTTGAATAATTGAAACGGCTCGGAATGTAAACTACATCGTTTGCGGTTAATTCCTTGCCGTTATACATATAAACTTTTCTGTTTGTTTCGGTGCGGGTAATTCTTACGGCTTGCGGCTGCAACCTAAAAAGCGAAATAACTTCGCCTTCAAAGCGCCGGATTAACCAAAAGCAGCCGCCATTGAAATAGTCAATACATGATTGATAAAAGAAATTGAACTTTCTTTCTTCTAAGTTTGGCTCTTTAAGCACTGAATACAAAGAATGCGCTTTTACCTTTTGGCGCGTCTTTGTGCTGTAGATGCCGAAATTGAGCAAAGCGAATTCACTTGCGATTCTATCAATACATGAAAAAGCCGTGCTATTGTTGTTTGTTGCTATTGTGGGAAGTGCTGAATAATCACGTGCAAAACGCGGCCTTTTTGCCGCATCTTTATTGATTTTTCGCTCTTTTTTAGTCAAAAATGGAAAGATTTTCATGCTTTTTATAGTTATTTGTCAGTTTTTGAGCTTCTGGAGAAAAAAGAAGCCCGGTCAAGTTGCGGTTGCCGGGCTTTTCTGCGGTTGTGTTTAAGCGGGTAATTAATAACACTATACAGAATAATAGTATATTTGTCAAGCTAAAGTATTGCTTTGAGCTTCTCAAAACTAATGGGCGTTATAATCTGATTGACTTCGGGATTTATTGAAACGCCGTGCGCCATTAATGAACTGATAACGCCGTCAATGCGCTGTGAGCTGCTCTTGCTCGATTTCTTCAATTTTATATTGCCGTTCGGATCTGTATAACATTCCGTGTTATTTATCATCCATAACATGACGGGGCTGTTGTCTACCACTAAACCGTCTTTGATTGTCTTTTCGTAGTCTTTTGTTATCGGCGATAGCTTCTTTATACTCTGCTCAATTTCAATTAAAAGAATGTCCGGCCGTTTTTCTTCGATTGCGTTGATAACGTTTTTACTCTGCCATTTATCATAGCCGATTGCTTTAAGCTTGAAACGCTCGGCATCTTCAAGAATGGATTCCACGATAAAATCATAATCAAGCGTCTTTCCCGGAATCGCCTGAACAATTCCGGCATCTACCCATGCCATCATGTTGATGTTTTCGCGCCTGTAGCGTTCTTTGATTGTTTCCGCCGGAATGAAAAAACGGTGTTTGTAAAAGTGTTTGTTATTCCTGATAAACTTTAAGCTGAAAGCGGTCATGTCGTCCACCTGTGACAAGTCAAGCCCGCCGAAACATTCAGCGCCGTCAAAATCGCTCCAGTTTACCTCAATATCTTTGTTGTGCTGCCATGTCTCAACCGGCAGCCATGTTTTTTCACCGCCGCCGCCCCAAATGCCGAAAGTCTTTGCTTTAAGTTCCGGGATTTTATGCGGAGTTAACTCTGCGTCGTCTATATCTGCCTGAATAACCGCCGGGTCTATAATGTCGTAAAGGCTTGGGTTTGCTTTTTGCCATGTTTTCGGGTTGTGATAATCATCTGTATCATCAATAGAATAGATGATACAAAAAAAATCATCTTGCGATTGTGTGCCGTTCAAGATTCGCTTTGATTTCAAGTTTTGCTCGTAGCATGGACGGTTGATGTCGGTGTCAGCGGTTGTAATGATTACGCCCTGCGCGTCTTTCTTTGAGCGTGTGCCGTACTGCATGGACGAGAGCATCTTTTCATTCTGAAATGCGTGAAACTCGTCTATACAGAAAAAGCGGGGTTTGAAACCGTCGGCATCTTTGCCGCCGTCACAAAAAAAGCTAATGCGGCTTGTTTCTGTAGGGTCTCGAAATGTGATAGCCAAACTTTGACAATTCAAAATCTTATCCAGTGTTTTATCTGCTTTGACAATATGACTGATTTCTTTGAATGTCTTTTCTGACAAATCGTCACGGCTTGAGACTAGATAACTTTCTGAAGCCGGATATTTCAAAAAATTGTATAAAATTGACGGTAAAAGAATAGAAGTTGTTTTAGAGTTTTTGCGGTTTACCTCGATATAAGCAAGCCTAAAACGCTTTCTATCTGGCTCGGCTTTATGCCGCCACCCTTCAAGGTTTGCAAAAACAAAAATCTGCCACGGTAAAAGCTGTATCGGCTTTCCGTTCAAATCGCTCGGCTTTAAGCTTTCGGCAAACTCGCAAACTGTAGCCGCCGCCGTCCAGTCCATGAAAAAAAGAAAATCTTCATCTTTCGAGCGTTTCAAATCGGTTTCAAAGCGTTTGACTGCTTTCTTTGTGTAGATTCCGGCTGTGATTTTGCCGCTTTTTATATCGGCGCAATATTGCAAGCAGATTGCTTGATAGTCTTTCTCTGTCACTCTGCGGCCTTTTGGCGGGTTGCCTTAATGCAGCACGCCGCCACCTGTATCAATTCTTGAATTGCGCCGATTGTGTATTTGTGCAGCATATTCCAGTCGGTTTCCGTCGGCTGATTCTTTTTTACGGCATTCCATAGCCGCTCTTTGTGCGTATCAATTAAAACGATGTTGTCGCGCGCTTCTTCGATTTCTTCTTGAGTAACTGCAAAAGCTTCATGCTCTGAATTGAATGTGCCGCCGTATTTTTTGCACATTTTTTCAAGCTCGTCTTTTACAAGGCTGTCAATAATTATTTTTTCGGTCATGCTTTCCCCTTCAGTCTTTCAAGGCTTCAAAGTCTTGCGGCTTTTTGTCCATTGCAACAAGCAAGAGTGTGCAATAGCCGATTGTGTCGGCAACATCATTGAAACGCGGTAATTCGTCCTTGTTGTTTTTGATACGGCTGATCTTGTCGTTAAGCCGTACAAGAATAGCTGTCTTTGCGTCGCCTTTATAAAAAATCTGTTCTGGGTTAATCGCTGAATCGCCGTATTTCTGATTCTTATATAAAAGCAAATCTTTCATACTGTCTAAAACTTTGCAGATTTTATCCTGCGTCGTCGAAAGTTCACCAATCATTTAAAACCGCCTTTTCTTTTGGATTCAAAGCATAATCAAAGCACCATGTTTTGCGGTATGCTTTGCCGTCTTTGATATAATTATAAATTGTGTGTGCATCAGTTCCGGCAATGCTTGCCGCTTCTTTTATGTCTTTAACTGTCTGCTGCTCGCCTGTCTTGATGTTCAAGACAAGCACTTGCTGTGAAATTGTGTGCATTGCCGCGCCTTTAGAAACATTCGTCCCACAATGGCGGTTCATCGTCTACAAGTCCGGCGGCTTGCAAGCTGTTGAGCGTGTCCGGCTGTTGCTGTTGCGGCTGATATGCCGCGGGGTTGCTCTGGCTGTAGCCGTTGCGGTTTTGGTTTTGGTTCTGATTCTGCGTACCGCCCAAAAGCTGAAGCTGTGAAGCAATCAAGCTGATTTTTGTACGGTTGTTTCCGGCGTTGTCCGTCCAGCGGTCTTGCCGCAAAGCCCCGGAAACTGCTATCTGCTTTCCTTTTGTGAGATATTGCGCAAGGTTGTTTGCGCTCTGGCCGAAAAGCACAATATCAAAATAACTTGCGATATCTGTCCACTGGCCGTTCTTTTTGATTTTCTGGTTGTTTGCAATAGTGATTTTCGCAACCGTTACGCCGCCCGGCGTACTCTTGATTTCTACATCTCGGACGAGCCGCCCGATTAAGTGAAATTGGTTTAAGTCCATGATTTATGCTCCTTTTATTTTATGCTATATCGCGTGTTTTGATTATTTTTTCCAGTCCTGTCCGCACATTCTTTTCTATGATACGTACACCGCCGAATTGCTTATAAGCCTGCAATGCTTCTTTTTCATTGCAGTTGTAATAGCCCATTCTAAAAACTCTCGGAAATAATTCGCCGTCGACTTTTGTCTCATATTCAATATAATAAATGGGCTTGAAATAGTTTTCTAACTGCTCGCGTTGTATATCAGTCATTCTTTACACTCCTCTCTGCTTCTGTTTGTCTGTTTTGATTCCGGCTTTCAATTCCTCAATCAAAATTGCTTTTATCTGCTCATAATTTTTTGAGCCTTTCGGCACTTGCTCGGCAAACTGCCATAGCGCAACTAGTATTTGTCTTGTCATGTTCAGCCCCCTGTTGTGTTTGTCAATCTTGACAAGTTAATTCAGTTATACACGCCTCTACTACGTCCATTGCTTTTTGCGCATCATACAGCCGTTGCTTATTGCGGCTGTTCCAATCGGCGGCCGCTTCTTTCTGCAACAGCCGTCCGATTGTCAGCGTTAAACTTTGCGCTTTTTTCAGCAAACATGCTTTGTCTTTTGTTTTCATAGTTTAGCTTTCTCCCTTCATCTGCTTACGGTTTGCTAAAAGCAAATCTATTGTGGTCTGCTTATCAAGGTTCTGCTGTTTTTCTTGTATCTGCAAATCTTCTAAATGCAGCTTGCTTCTATCGCCGGGCGTTAAGTAAAACTTCGCGCCCAAGCGGTCAAATCGTTTTAAAAGGGTTGAATAACGCTTTAGCCATAAATCGTAGTTTTTATCAAAAGGGCTGACGGTTTGCAGCTGTTGCGTAATTGTGCGCAACTGTTGCAAGGTTATGCACAAAAACTCAATGTGCGGCAAATCTACCGGCGATAAAACACCGATTGAGATAAGCGCAAGTGTCAGCTTTTTGAAAAACTTGCGCGTGTAAGAATCAGTCAAACTTTTCGGTGTCGGCACTTTGTCGCCCGGCTGATAAATACACGCCGGAACAGTTGCCAGTTTTTTTTCAACGTGCTCGGCGTTTTTTTCGCGCGTCGTATTGAGCGTGCCGCGCAATTTTTTCAGTTCGAGCGGCACTTTTCTATTTGCCACTCCGCCGCCCCCTCTGAAATGTAATTCTCGCGCGTAAAC